GCAGAGATACAACAAGTCTCTTCCCAGATCGAAGGGTAAGCAAAGACATGACTATCCTGCATGGCATCCATTAATTTATTGTGAGGAACATAACCAATATAATTTACATTATCCATTTGACGAGCGTGTTCATAAAGAGATTCATAATTCTTATCATTCACTTCTTTAAATTTATCTCCATAAAGCTGAGTTGAACTATAAACATCGAGTTGAATTTCTTTATTCTTTACATGATGCATTGCTGCCAAAAGAACATTAAGTCCTCGCCAAGGAGTTGAGCAATGAATAAGTCTTAAGGGTTGATCTTTTTTATATCTTGCTTTCTGTCTCCACTTAATATTAGGGAGTGCATTTTTAATGACACGACAACGAGCAGTAGGCAGATTAAAATAAAGCCTATATTTTTCAAAACTCCAATGAGAATTAAAAATATACCAGTCATATTTAACATGGTTCTCCGGCTTTGAAAACCAGGGGAAAATGTTGGGTTGATCATAAGAATTTTTTAGCCATAGAATATTAAGCTTTCCTTTCTGTAGAGGTTCTTTTTCAGGAACAGAGGTTGTGAGATTAATTTTATCCCAATAGTGAGCGGGAAGTCTTTTAGTAAGTTCCGCCAATTGTAATTCAGTTCCACCGCGTGGTTCCATTATTCTTTTAACGTTGCACTACCCATCACTAATTTTGGAACGGTAATTTTAACGTCTCTCCTTATATCTTTTTTAACTGTATCGGTTGCAGGGTTAGCAACATCATCTTCAGCTTCTTTGTCTGAGTTATATTCCTTCCCTGTTTTAGTATTGGTTAAAGTAATTTCAGTATCACCTCTATATTTAGGAATCATTTTTCCATCAATATTAACGTGACCAATAATTTTTCCTTTTTCTTTAAATGACATTATGTTCTATCCTGTTGCATTACACTAATAGAGACATTAGCACTGGTTACGGTAGTTGTAAATTTGAGTGCATCACTCTCTTCTAAAACTAACACTGTACTAGTATCCCCTTCTAAAAATTCTACTTTACCTGCCGCTGCAGTACTTGCTGCTTTAGCATACACCACATTAGTTGTGGCACTTGAATCATATAAAGTTAAAGTCCAATCCGCCGTCGCTGATGCATGGTCATTGTAAGCCGAAATAGATTTAACTAATGCTACAGTTTCAGCTGGACATGTATAAACAGTTTTAATGTTTGTAGTTGCTACTACGTCAATAGAATTTCGATATGAATTTGCCATTTCTTCTTTTCCTTAATTTACCTTAACTTATAAATAAAGTAAAGGCTTCATACTCATCTGTTAATTGTTGTTGGTAAGTCGTATTTAATTTTTGAACAACGGAGCCTACATTGTCTGCAAGATTCTGAAGATTTTCTCTATCAAATTGAGGCCCTATAATATCTGCTATAACTTCTGCTATCTTTGCCATTACCTTCGGCCTCCTGCATGAATGTCTAGTCTAAAGGTTCCCATTCGCCAGCTTTGACCGGTGCTGACATTCCCTACTTTAATAGCAATCTGTCTGGCACGTTTACGTGTAAAAATTTGTGTGGTAGCCGTTGTACTAGTATAAGAAGTTGATACCGAAGCACTATTAGGAAAGGCTTTAGTGTTTAAATAAACTTTAGAGTCTCCTGTTTGTGCCCCATAGTCTGGAATGATTCTAGATATTCTCATCATATATTCCCCTTGACCTTGAAGCCCTTCTTCTCTGCTAATATCATAATCTCCTGATTCAACGTAACCTGCAATGGCATTCGTTGTACCATCGGTATAGACTTCGTCCGTTCCTTTTTCTTGTTCCCAATAATAACTTGCACCATTAGANATACCNAAGACCGTTGGATAAGTNGGAGCAATCCCATCTTTATATTCNGTTGCGTAAGGTCTGCTGAATACACCTTCAATTGTCCATGTTGAACGAGCTAAAGAAGATACCGTCCAGATTTGATTCTGTGGGGTAGAGTCTAAATAATTATAAGTCACCGAACGATCAACATAGTCAGAACCAGAACTTGGATAGAACCAAGTGATCTCTCCAAAAAGAGCATTAACTGCTACATGAATTTGTTGGTTGGCACTGGTATTAATATCTTCAAACACATAGTCTTCTACTAAACATTGCATCATTTCTACACGACCACCATTGAATCGATAGAATCCTGTGGGTCCCATCCAATAAGCTATACCATCTACTTCAGCAGCAGAGTGTTGACTAGACATTCCACAGTTGGTTCCTACTTGTTGGAAACCAAATGTTAAAGGAGGTCCAATAAACTTCATGGTATACATGGCAGTATCAGACCATAAATACACAGCGGTCTTTCCTACAATTCCTCCAATTAGTTTAGAGCCATCGGTAAGTCTTTGACTTCCCGCAGTGTTAGTTGCTGTAGGTGTCCATTCAGTTGTTGAGTTTTGATTTGACCAGCGCACAAACATATCATCTTGAGTACTTGCTGTTTGTAATGTGGTCTCAGTTCCAATACATACTAAGTGTCGATCGGGTGTTGATAAAACTAAATCTCTTGAAGCAGTTGGAACTTCAGTTCCTGTTATGGCTACCGCTCTAACCTCTAAATTAGGGATAGAGGGTTCCCATTCAAATATTTTTTTGTTGTGGATTAAAGCTATTAAATTTTCACCATAGTTAATGAGTCTCCATTGACCCGGTTCAATTACAATGTTTGAACTCGTACTAGCACTTCCCCAACCCACAAAGTCAGTGGCATCTCGAGTTAAAGTTCCATTGGCATGTTCAACATCACTCGTTCCTCCTGTTCCTCGAGTAAATCCTGAAAGCGTATTAGTTCCAGTATCGTTGGTTGTGTAAGTAATCAGTTCATCTTCTATAAGAAGGGTTCCTCCTCCTGCTGCTGTGGTAGGGAAAGAAGCTGTACTGGTAAAGATACAAGAGCTTGCACCCGCTGCTAAAACTCCTCCATTATTAATCGTCGTTGTAGTAAGAGGTGTAGTAAAACCTCCAAAAGTATTGGTACCCCAACCATAACCATATCCTTGACTGATCGGGCCAATCACATAATAAAATTTAACAGTGGTACTTCCTCCGGAAGCTGATGAACCCGCGCTTGTAAATTCACAAGTCATTGTGGTTGCACTGGGTACCGACTTTACTTCAAACAAAGCATCTTCAAAATCTGAATCTGTTAATCCTGTTCCGGTTGGAAGGGTTACAGCATCTAATAAAATAATATCACCAACATCAGCTCCGTGAGCGGTGGATGTTGTAATTGTAAATGTGGTTGTACCATCAAAGGTAAAGGTTGCTGAAGCTTGTTCACGTCCTGTATCTAAAGGAGTGATATCATAAACTGCACCTTCATAATAAATATAAAGACACTTATCGGTTCCGATAGCTGCGTATCGATTACCCGCTAAGTCTACCCAGGTATGTTGATCACGACCTGCGCCTATAAGTTTAGAGCTAACAAGTTGTTGCCATCCTCCTATTTTTTCAGGAAACCCATAACGAAAACGAGCATAATCTGCGTTCACCCATTTAAATTCTGCGCCTGTATCTGAAGATTGCTTATCTAATCCAGGTTCTAATCTGATCTTATGTAGCATAGAAAAATCCGTTTAAGATATGAATATACTATATTTTTGAGGAGATCAACTATTTAGGGACACCCAAGATAGGTCGTTTATCAAAGATATTAGTCTTAGCAAAAGGACCGTTCGCATGATTGTAATGTAAAAAGACTTGAGAGCAAACGTTTCCTTGAAAAGCGTCACGCCAATGCTCAAGGTCGCACCCTGCGTAAATTAACATATCTCCTACTTTTAAATCAATTCGAACTCCTTTAGGGGCTCCAGGTTTAACAACCGTTGTGGTTTCTCTTCCGGATAAAATATTATCCGATCCTGTGGGATCTATAAAAATAGGCCATTCGTCTCCCCCTAAATGTAAAGTGGTAGAAACTTCACAGCTCGGACGATCTTTATGTCGATCTAAAATATTTCCTTTTGCATAAAGCCGTGTGTAAGAATAGGTGGGTATCAAATCCAATCCTGTTTTNGCTTTCATAATAGGAATCATAAACATGAGTAAAGTCTCCATCACCCAGTCGGCATATTTTATATAAGAAGCATTAGGTATTTGAGGATCACCTGGTTTACCAATAAAAGGATTTTGCAGACTTGTTCTATGGTCTCGAAGCATGGCTTGTACAGCGTCCCGTTGCAACATCATATAATTAAAAATAAAATTTGCCATTTGCTTTGAAAGCGCTCCTCGAATCACTTGATATTTTTTAGTTTTAAAACTCATACTACTTTTCCATCTTCATTGATTTGAATAAAATTAAAAGAAATAGAAACTCTCCACCCTTTTTCTCCTTTTTCTTTAGATTTATTAACTTCCACGCCATGAGATAGCCATGCAGGAAACATAATAATTTGTCCTTCGATGGCAGGATAAACAACTACGCGCCAAAGGGGTCTGGGTAGTTTTTCTACACGTCGAGGCATTATAATATTAGGTCCTGGTCTTGGATCTTCGACAAATAAATTACCAGAATTTTCGGGAACTTTTACATAATACACACCTGACCATTGAGAGTTAGGATGCATGTGCTGTTTGTTATAAGCTCCAGGATTGTTAAGGTTCGCCCACATATTCCCTAGGGCTGCCTTAGGTGCCATACCATAATCCTTATAAATTGCTTCTTGCATTATAAANAGCTCATCGGTCAAAGGTTTATATTCTTTNTTAAAATTCATGTCGGTGGGACTATGCCAACCTCCACCTGCATTGGTTTTTGTTTCACCTTTATCTGTTTTACTCCAGGCTTTGATTAAGGGATATAAATATTTATTTAATTTTTTAGGATCCTTAACCATTTTTGTATAAACGGGAGTAGGAAATAAAATTTCACGGTTCATTTAAATGGAGGTCCTCCGAACCACATCACTAAAGATCGTCTTATACCTTTCTTCACTTTAGCCACACGATGCCGAATGATACTATTAAAGAAGATAGCTTGTCCTTGTTCAAGATTAGGAGGTTTATTACCTTCCGTCATAAATTCTAGATCTCCTCCTTCAAATTCAGAAGGATGAGAAAGTAAAATAGTCATTGATATTTTTCTTACCGGAGGTTCAAAATGACAATTCACTTCAGCATCCATGTGCCAATCATAAAACCCTCCTTTAGGATATTCGGTAAATTGTGCAGGCTCGGTAATAATCATGCCCTCATAACCAAAATGATTTCGATTGACTTGATTCATTGACCGTTCAATCATTTTATACATGTCGGGCATTGCTTTAAAAGGAATCCAGCTGATGGTAGTGAGTCTTTTTTTAGTATCATACCCCCCATCTTTGTTTTCTTTCATTCCCACCATTGCTTTTTCAGGTGGTTGTTGATGACCCATTTTAATAATATCAAGACATTGCTGGGGTGTAAACAAAGGTCCTACAGTGTTAGCTAAAAGCGATTTCCATTTAGGCTCATTCATGGATGGTCCTTGACGTCACAGGATTATATCTTACATCACAATTACAAACCAAAGTTCTTCGTTTTGCTTTTTTATTAGTGAAAGGATAAACACAATGTCTTACATCATAAGGAAAAATATAAAAGTCTCCTAGATGCATAGGGGGAGAAAAATCTGTTTTTGCAAATTGCCCAGCCGCACTTCCCATCAGTTGAAGTCTTCCATTAGTGGGTTGATCGGGTCTTGCAATTTCAGGTCCCATATCTTTGGGAAGTTTAAGAATCATCACTGAAGAAAGTCCCGTATATAATTTTCCTTGATGAATATGGATAGGATTATAATCGCCTGCTTTCATTTCATTAACCCAGACAGAGTTAATGTCCATGTGATACTCTTGAGTTTTATTCCAGCTTAAATAGTGATCAAAAATAGAATAGAACCATTTAAACATTTCTTCAGGAAGATGATTATGAGCATGCATTTTCTCATTACTAGGACCTGCATAAAATAAAGAAACTTCATCAGGAATCTTTCCAGCAAGTTGTTTGTTAGCATTCGGTAAATGTTTCTTTTTAGTTTCGTACAATTCATTAAGTGCAACAAAGATATCCAAAGGCACTTTATATTTTAAAATAGATTGTCCAAGAAATGCAAAATCAGCGTGTAAACTTGGATCCGGCGTAAATCCTATTGGTGGTATCATACAAAATCCTCATTGAAGTTAAAAGAAATAGCATATTTATCTTTATGGGTAATATTTCTAGGGGTGTAATGATTTAAAAAAGAAGTAAAAATAACAAAACCTCCTGGCGTAGGAGTGACTTCCTCCTTGATTTCGGGAAAATATAATTTTTGAGAATGATTATTTAAATAAAGAACACCTGAAAAAATAGAACCTCCATGCTTATGTTTTTTAGTATAGTCTCCAAATCTTTCAATAAGGCCCCAGCAATCATGAAGATAAAAGGGCTGGAGTGGTATATTTAAATTATCTATATAATCTACAACTTGTAATAAAAAAAGAGCTAACTTTTCATCTTTATTAAAAAATTTCCAGTCTGTCTGTAGACCATGAACATTAGTTTTATAATTAAAGGGGGAAACTTTAGTTCCTTCTTCTATTCTTTTTTTAAAATAGGGAGCATCAATATCAAACGTCCCGGTTATAAAAACATAAT